TGCCGTCGACGTAACCACCGGAGTACACACACCACGTACCGTCCGAGTAGCCCCGATAAGCCGAGCGGGTCCAGTGTCGGCAAGTATTGCCATCCTCTGTGAATTTCACTCTGTTCGCCTTGTTTTCGTAAAATTCGTATGGCGTTTCCTCCGGGTCGAACTCCTCTTTTGAAAGCAGGAAAAACAAATCTTCTGTCTGTTCTCCATTGCTGTTATTTTTCTTTACCTTTGCCAGATACGGAATAAGGTCTGTAAATCTTTCCTTGAACTCATCGCTCTGCAAGTATTCCCTTAATTCGGAATCCGCCCATACGTTACTGCCGTAATCCCCTTTCGTGTCAAACTCTCTTGCCTCAATCGCCACATGAGCCTGGATTGTCATACTATGGTCGAGTGTTTTGTCTGCAAGTTCCTCCACATCAAAGCCGATAACATCGTATGGAACCTCTTTTCCGTCAAACATAATCCAGATTGTATCTCCAACAGAAACATGATTCTGAATTTCTCCGTTTCTGATAAGTGCTCTTAATTCATCCAGCGTAAATGTTTTCTTGTATTTATGTGTGATGTTCAGCTCTTTTCCTGTATCTTTTGACTTTTCACGTTCCTGGTCTGAATCTACACCTGGCATGGCGCAGTTACAAAATGGATGCAACGGCTCTGCGCATACTGCCTCTGCTAATTTCTGTGCTGTTTCGTTTACTCTTCCTGCCGCAAATTCCAGAAACGCATCTCTTTCTCTCTTGATAAACTTCTTGCTGCCTACTGCCTCCATACGGAATCCGTATGCACTTAATCTGATTGAATTGATACTCATTCTTTTTGTCCTCCTGTTATTCAATATGTTTTGTTTCTCCTGCAAAGCAATTTCCACAGAACCGGTATATGCCTTTCTCCACCCTTTCAAAAGTCGGGAAAGTGTCACGCTCCGTTCCCATCTCATCGTCCATCACTCTGCTGTATGGCGCACCCACCTGTAAGTATCCATCTCTGTATATTCTTGGTGTTGTGACATCCATAAAATATATGAATACGCTTTCGTCCACCAGGTCGCCCGGTTTCGCATAATCATACCAACTATATTGGCAATTACCGTTTGCCTCTCTTTCCCAGTCTTTCATGGTCTTGAGCTTTCTCCGATGCATTTTCAGCCGCCTTTCTGTATTCGCTTACTATGTAGCTGTCCGCATGGAATCCGTTCAGGATATTAACTGCCTGTAATTCCGTTATTCCGCATCGGTTCTGTAACTCAATTCTTAATTCTCTTCGCTCCCTTATGTCCTGCCCTGCTGTGTCCGGCAGAGCTTTTGCGCGTTTCCGGTATTCTTCTGCAATCGCCCTTGTCAAAAGTTCTGCCATACCTCTGTTACCTCCTATACGCCCGAAGCAGACGTTTTCTGTAATTCTGTGATAACTTCTTTCAAGGCATATTTGCCATTCGCTGTAAGCTGCCTCTGCCAGCATCCATTCTTCGGTGACCATCTGAAACCATGTTTTTTTACGATGTCCCTTGTTTCTTCATCCGGTTTTCCGTCAAAGAAAAGCTGTAATCTCATAAGTTCTGTATTTTCTACCACTTTGAAGAAATCGTTCTCCGTTTCCTTAGTTCCTGCCTCTTTTACCTTTTTCAGTCTTTCCAGTCTTGCCTTGGTATTTTTGATTTTTGCATTATTGTTTGAAAGCTGATACCCTGCGAATGGTGCATCGCTCAAATGCCAACTTTCTGACATAGCCTTTTTCAATTCTTCCTGCTGTGAAACGGAAAGCTCCGGGCATCCCTCGACTGTTTTGTGTTTTCTCCAATATGCATTGACCGCTTTCATTCTGTCCTGAAGCTCTGTAAGGCTTTCCAGCTTTTCCTCCAACATTTCAATGGCCTGTGCGTCCCCAGATAAAATCGGCTGATTCATTGTAAGCAGGTTTGTAATCTTCTTTGCATAGGATTCCAGGCTGTTCCACTCCTGCATAAGTGAATCCCTGCGGCTGTTCTGCTTGTTCTTTTTCTTAACCGGGAAGTTACCGGCTCCAGAAATCAGAACTGACGGGCAACTTGCCTCGTTTCTGTAGTAAGAATTGTAGTATTCCGCCAGCTTCTTGCTGTATCTCCCTGCCATTCTTTCTGCCTTTTCAGCAAGGTTCGGTCTTTTCTCTTTGATTTTCTCAACAACCGCATAGACGTTCTCTACTCGCTTGCGGTATTCCTCTGTTGCGCTGCCCTGCTTATAATCACTCATCGAATTGGCATCATTGGCGGCTCTTGCCATATCCTCGCTGATTGTATAGAACTGAATATCCATCACTCGTCCTCCTCCATCTCTAATACTGTTCTGTGCTCATATTTCATCGTTGCCTGTGAATCTTTGAACTTTACAAGTTCCCAGTCCGAACTATAAGGATGGAAGCTAAAGTATCCATCACTGCCAACTGATATGCTCGCTGACATTTCCTCGCCATTTCCTTTTAACACCTCCTGAATCGCTTTCAGGTGCGGATATACTGCTTTGCACAACTCCGTGAACTGTTTCTCTGTCATTTCAATTTTTTCTTTGCTCATTTTTGTGAGTTCCTTTCTTATTCTGCCGTTGCGTGGAAGAACATTCTTTCCACTTCCTCTGCTCCCTCTTCCGCATCCATGATACCGGCTGCCATCTCATTCAGGATTGAGCCAACATACAATGCCTGTAATGCTTTCCCTGTCTGAATCAAAATCATCTGCACACCGTTCTTTTCCTTGGCTGTAGCAGTTGCTCCTGTTCCGTATAACCTGTTTTCTACTGCATTCATAAGCTCTTTGAATAATCCCATCTTCGTACCTCCTTGTGTTAAAACTCATTATATTGAGTTGTTGAGTATATACTAACACGTAGTAGGTAGGTGTCAATACCTTTATTAACAAAATCTCAATTTTATGAGTTTACTTTTCAGGTGGTACTATTTCGAGAGAATATCCCATAGAATTTATGACGTGCTCAATAATTATGAATCTTGCAGAATCATCCTCTGTATCAGCCGCTATATCTTCCAGCTTTGTTATATCCGGCTTTCCATCCTGCGTCAGTCTAATCTCGAAGCCAAGACCGTCTGCAATCTTTTTGATTGTTCCATAGGTCGGTGATACTCCCGCATTCAGTTTGTACCAAAGATTCTGCCTGGTCCATCCGATACGTTTTGCTGCCTCCTCGTATGTAATACCATTATCGAGCATATACTGCTTGAATTTTTCTATAATATCCACTACCTACACCTCCACAAAATTGAATTTTGGATGTTTCTTTCGCTCCTCGCATTTCTGGAACCACTCCTGCACCTTTTCTGCACAGAAATCTTTCCCGGCTGTATATTTCCCACTTGAAAAAATAATGCCGCTTTCACTGTCAATTTCGTGAATCCAGTACACATATCCCCCATAATTCGGTCGTACTGAAATTTCGTACCACTTCCCGAATCTATTGGTCGGAAATGTCAAGAAATCGCATCCCGGCTTTTTGGTATAGTCAAGCTGCATCTGGTCGAATATCCAATCTGCCAATTCGTCCAGATTTTCAAACGTCTTGTCGAACGCTTTCTGGTTATAATCGTTATAATACTTTACGATTTTTGCTGTTATCATTACGCACATTCCTCCTGGTATTTGTATTTTATGCCCTGCATATTCTCTTCCCATTTGGCAGATTCTGGCGTTAATTTTACGAACTGTTCTACAATCTCGAACAGTTCATCTTCGTCCAGTTCCACCATCGGGCAGCCGTATTTGCTTTCCAACTCTTCCTGCTCCTCATCCAGGAACAGATAGTCCTCTCTTAATGGAGGCGGCTCTTCATCATCCCACTGGCTCCGCCTGCGTGGTGGGTTTTCATATTCTTCTCGCCTGCGCTCCCAGTATTCGTCCTCGTCCGGTATATTCCACACTTTAGTCCTCCTTGAGATTCCCCAGGATTTCATCCGCCCTTTGCATAATCTCTGCAAATTTATTGTTTGTCTCTTCCATCTCCTGGCGTTTCTTCTCTCTTGCCTTGTAAAATTCTTCATTTTTCAGCTCATCTTCCCACCCATTTATGAAATGTCGAACCTCCCGGACATTATTAAAACCGCGTTCGTTTTCATAATCATTTCTGGCTGTGAAGATAACGTATTTCTTTTCCCTGCGCTTATCATCAATGGCAACTCCGAAATACAGCTCATCTCTCTGCTCCTCATCAAGAGGCTCGAATCTTACATCATCATAAAGCGGACCGACCATCGGGCAATTATTTTTGAACCACACCCGGTAGTTATCCAGTATGTAATCGCTTGTGATACCTTTCAGAATCCCCCAGATTTTCGCCAATCTTCCTGCAAGTGCCTTATCATCGCAAAACCAGTCATACCAGCCTGCCTCAATCTGTGTTGCTCTGTCTTTCGCAAGGAAATCTCCCTTTCGGTATCTCTCGCAAAACTGTCTTAATGTCATATCTGCCGTAGTTATTTCTCCTATTGTTCATCGTTTGTGCTCATCGCCTTGTGCTCCACTCTCCGGCGTTCAGACCTTGCTTTCTTTTTCAAGTTCCTTTTCCATCTTTTGATTGTCTGCGCTTTTGTATGGTTCCGAGAGAAATCGAAATCATCCAGGACGTATCTTCCTCCGCTTTCTCTTTCTCCGTATGCGTGCATCTTTCTCCGGCTCACGCTTCTGCCCTCCCTCCATTCTGTATCTGCCTCTTAATCGAGGCAGACTTCCTGCGAAATTTTGTACTGTTCTTTTAATTTATCAAACGCTTTATTGGTTACCCGGTATTCGTTCCAACCTACCCGGTAATGCCCCGGTGTGCAGAAATCTTTATCCGTATATTTTTTCAGGAAAGTAATTCCCCGACCTTTGATTTCCAGTGGCGTATCAATAAACCAATGACCGCCATAATATCCCCGGCTCGCCTCCATCTGGCAATCAGGCTTTGTGCCTCCCATCTCCGGCGTGTACTGGTATACCCCAGGTTCGGTTGCATCCTGCGCCTCCTGTTCTTCTGGCTGTGCCAGCTCAAGGCGTTTTCCCCTGCCAATCCTGCGAAGAGTGTACATCTCTTTTTCAGAAATATATCCTTTCTGGAAAAGCTGTTCTACGCTTTCAAGATAGAAATTGCAGGATTCCAAAGAACTGCAAATCTCAAACAACTGAATCAGGTTGTTGTAACCGTTGCTATGTTGTACAGGAAACTGGATAATCTGTGCTGCCATGATTTTGACCTCCTACTCACTTTTATGTGTTCGGTAACTCGCTCTTATGAGTTTAATATAACACGTAGTAGGTAGGTGTCAATACCTTTATTTACAAAAAGCTCAAAAAAATGAGTTTTATTTCTTTTCCTTGCTTTCCTCTGGATTTTTCTTCGGTCTGCCTCCGAGTTTCCCTCTTTCCTGCTGTTTTCGGCAGTATTCCTTTCTCGCCTCTGTTTCCATATCCATTTTTGTCCGAATGAATATAAACGCCATATCTGCCGCCGCGCTCAAGTCTTTTGGTTCTTCGCCCCTCCACCTGTAAATCATAAGAGCTTTGAAGAGCGTTCCCATATCTCTATCGCTCAATGTCATTACCGGCTCTGCAATATCAGGATGCAGAATTAAATCTTCCATGCCCCGCACCTCCTATCTGCCTTTCTTGATTCTATCTGCCTTTGTTTTTGTTGCCTCACTTTGAAGAAATTTCTTTATTCCCTCTCTGCAATACTGCCCTGTGTACGGATTCGGGCACGCGCCCTCGCCATCTTCATGCGCAATCGCATCATCATAAATACAGTACGCGCATTTCTTGAATGCCCCTCTCAATATTGCACTTGCTATCGCATCATCGCTTGCACTGTTAAGCATTTCCCTTACTGTCATAGCTCCCTGCACCTCCTGTTCTGAATAAATCACACGCCATCATAAAGCCTGCAATGAATCCCTGCTTTTCTCTGCTATCTCCATACTGGACCATGCTGTCCCATATATCGCCCTGCAATTTCATAAGGCTGTTATCTGCTTTGCTGCATATATTTCTAAACTGGCGAATCGCCTCCTGCTCCTCTCCGCTTTCTGCTCTCTCCATCCGCTCATCGGCATATGCCTGATACAGTAAATCAATCGTTCTCACTTTCCGCCCTCCTGTTCCATTATCCTAAGTAATCGTACCTGGTGTGCCAGTGGTATTGGTAAAATCCATTGGCAGGGTTAATTCCCTCGTACCGCTCTCGCCATTCTTTCAGCATCCCTCGGTATGTAAACAGCTCTCCTGTTTCTTTATTCCGGTACAGTTTCGCCGGCTGTCCGCCAGTATCTGATTTATCCATCCTGCTCGCCTCCCTCTTCCGGTAAATACTCAACTTTAATGTGAGCCGCCATGAAGCAATCAGGTTCTCCGTCAAATTCGTTGCCTGCGGATGAGTTGAGCGTATCTCCTCTTTCCTCACAGCACTCTCTCGGACTGCAACAGTCTGTATTCTTCCAGAGCTTTCCGTTTTCATCCTCATACACGTACCGTCCCCAATCATCCCTGCCGATATATTTCAGATGCAATGTTTTAATCTTTACAGCAGCCAATTCATAATTGATAACATCAAAATGTCCGAGCGGCTTTTTGTATTTGATATACCCCCATGCCTGGCAGCCTACTTCCTCAACAAACTTTTTATTGTCGAAGTTCTCAATCTCCAGGACTTCGTTGTTTTTTGGCTTCGGGTATCCTCCCGGCATGATTGGACGCTGTGTACTGTAATACTTGTATCCTGCCAGGGCGATTTCCTTTTCTTTCGCATCAGGGTAATGTGCTATGACATCCTGTTTCGCATCCTCTATTGTTTTGAATGGCCCTGTCCCTGCGGCTCCCTTTTCCTTGTCCTCATCATAAAGAAAATGATTGTGGTATCCATCAACGTCCTGGACTATTGCGATATGATTCACGTATCCATCGTCCATATGCAGTGTTGAATGAAACATTGCTACAATATTCGCCATCATTTGTGTGTCCTCGCTTTCTGCCCTCGTACCCTCCGGGGCGGGTAACTATTTTATAATTCAAATGCCATTGCTGCATCTTTCTCCGATGCTCCCTGTGCCATGCAGGCGTTATATCTCATCAACTGCCGTTCCTCCTTAATCTCCCTGATTCTCTTTAAGGTTGTCCAGTCCACCAATGCGCCCACGCAATACGCCTTTTCCATAAGCTCCTCGACTTCGCTGATTCTTTCCTGGACCTCATCCCACTGCTCGTCTGTATATGTGTGTGCCGGTGCCTCCTGCATATCAATTTCGATGCATTTCAGCTTATCGTGCATTGAATACAGGTTGAAATGTTCACTCTCGTTTACTCTGTACTTTTTCATCAGCTCTGCTCCTCCTAAAACATAGTATCAAGAATCCTCTGGATAAGTTTTCCGCTTTCCTCAACCAACTGCTTGTTATGTCTGTTGTCCTGCACAGCCTGTTTAAATTCTGCACTATCCGGGTTGTCCGCAAATTCAACAATTCTTCTGGCGGATTCTTCTGTTCTTCTTATCGCCTCCGTCTGGCTATAGGCAAGAAGAGATTTTATTGCGCCAGCCTCTTCCAACGTGAGAACTTTCTGTTCAAGTTCTTCGACAGTTCTCTTCTCTGCTTCATAATCTTTCACTGCACTTTCGTACATTTCTTTATATTTTGCTGCCTCTGCCGCCGAACTTTCAGCTCTCTGTTTCATACTGCATCCGAAATCATTTTCGATATTATTCTTGGCAATTTCAAAGCATCCCTCAAATGCCATGCCGATATAGCTATCCTCTCCAAGGTCTGCCACGATTTTTTTGATTTTTTCCAGTGCTTTCAGCTCCTGTTCTTTGGTTGCTGCCATTTCTATGTCCTCCTGCATTCCGCTCTTGATTTCTTCCACCGCCCTGCTATAATAAAAGGGTAAGGCTTGGCGGTGGCAGGAACCGCCTTACCCTTATTACGGATTGGAAACCCTCTTACTTACCAGGTGTCGGGGTTTCCTTTTTTAATACCTCAATTTTTTTTCGTATGATGCCTGCGGCATCTTCTCCGGTCTTTGCTTTCAGTTCCACGTTCTCTGCTAATGTTTCTAAAAATAAAATCAACTCTGTCTGTGTCATTTCAAGTTCCTCCATGTACTCTCAACCTCCTGCCTCGGTTTATTTCAACTCGTTTTATTGAGTTGTTGACATTATAATAACACGTAGGTTAGTAGTGTCAATATGCTTATTTACAATTTTTGAAAAAGTTTTCGAGGTACAAATGAACATAAATATATTTATATATCTGTATCTTTATCTGTTTCTGTATCTGTATCGGGTTTTTTCGGTTCAGAAAATAACCGTTCGTTAATTCAGTTTTTATTTTAGAAATGAATCATCAGAAAATCCTTATTTTATGCGGTTTTCAAGGATTGTTAGAAAATAACCGTTCGGTTTTTCGGTTTTCTGTACTGGGTGGTACAAATTTTGAAGTGCAGGTTTGTACCTGGTATAAAGTCAAAAATAAACCGAAATTTTCCGAACGCATAAAAAATAACCGTTCGGTATCGGTCGGTTACCAAACGATTATTTTATCAACTCAATATTTTGTGGATAATGTGAATAACTCTGGGGATAACTCTGTTATTGTATCTGCTCAATATCTCCATTATCGAGATAAACTATAAAATCCTGGAGGACTGTTCCGCTAAACATCAGATTAGCATCGTGCTCCTCTCCTTTTACATACTCATGGACCGTAACGAACAGATTGCCGCTAAGATACTGTATCTTCGTTGTGGTATTGTTATAAAAATTCACAATACAGTGAATCTCATCATCGTTCGTAAATTTCCATTGGTAGTAATCTTTTGCATATTCCACCATCTGCACATCCGCAGAAATGGCAGACACTCTCCATTTTCCTGTAACATCATTCCGCACTTTATCTCTGGAAAATGTCGCATCTATATCGTGGCAGCTCTTATCGCTGATTCCGTACATTCCATCCCGGTGCGGTACTTCCTGCGTGTCCTCTGTTTCCGCAGGCTCCGTTGTTTCTTCCGGCTTTATCAATTCCCCTGTTGCGTAGTTGTATGCATCCTTACCGGTTGTAGGATAATACAGGTGTCCGTTCTCGCTGTCAGTGATATAAACAACCGTCCAGCTATTATTCAGGTACTGGCATCTGACAATAAGATTTTGTGCATCTGTGATAAGGTAAGCCTCCATATCGACAACACTTCCGGCTGTCTTGTAATTCCCCCAATAACAATCAGAAACTTTCTTTACTCCAATCGACTGTAAAGCAGTTTCTAAAGCCTTGACCACTCCATCCCCATCCGGGCATGATTCAGCCTGTTCTTGTGTTATTTTCGTGAATCCGTCCGGCATTTCTACCGCCGATGTCGGCTCCACTTCGCTGCTTTCGCTTTCAGCTACGCGCTCGGTCTGCGAGGTATCAACATCCGTTGTACCCCCCCCCGAACATCCGTTCAGGGCAAGACCAGTTATGGCAAATGCCAATAATAAAAAATGTCTTTTTCTCATTCCTCTTAGACCTCCTGGCTTTTTTCTACAGTCTACCACATGTGCATAATATTTTCGAGCATAAAAAAAGAACCCCTCCACCACATTTTGTGTGATAGAGAGGTCCGTTCTCCTTATTTGTCAGGCGTTAACAGCGTACAGAATATTCTGACTGTAATGAAAACCATCCTGCGCCAGATTTCAGCTTGCCCCATTTTACGCCATTTACAGTGCGTTCTTCCACTACTGTATATTTGTAATTCTTTTTCAAATATCCCAGTACCTTTGTTCCACTGGTTCCAGGATTGTCCCTGTATCTCAATCCATCAACTGTGATTTTTACCACATAGTTGCAGGAAGTCCCAGTATTTGCTGATACCGGATATACCTTGTTTCCGTTGGAATCAAATACGCTGTACCCTTTATTTTCGTCAGCACATTTTTTTGCATTTTCCAGGCTTGTAAATGCACCTTTCTGGCTCGCTGCATCAGCCCATGTTTTGCGCACTCTGTACATCTGCTTTGTCTGCGTTCCACCGGAAGTGCTGTTGCTGGTTCCTCCACCATTAAGGATGGATTTTACCATATTTTTGAATGCTACCCATTCAGCATTGTTACTTCCTGCCATCTGTGCCGGGCAATTCTTTCCTGTAACATCCCAATGCCGAAGTACATACTTGTCAACTTCGCCTGCACTGATGCCAAGCATTTTACAGATATACGCGCACAGATATGCGGCGTTCTGTTTAGTCTTTTCGGAAATCTTATAATTTCCGGCGGTACAGCACATCTCAATACCGATACTGTTTGCATTTCTGCAATATGCGTGTTTATATGTCTTCGCTCCACAATGCCATGCTACAGAATTTAACGGTACACTCTGGTAGATTTCCGTATCATCCACAAACAAATGGGCGGATGCATTTCTTCCGGCTCCACCGAAATAGTTTGCATTCGCCCTTGCTGTGTCCTTTTTATTTCCTGTATAATGCATAGTCACGTATGAAGCATCTCTGCTTGACCTGCTGCTGTAATTGTCCAGGTTGCATCTCAAATCAGATTTGATTTTAATTCCATTGATAACGGCTGAAAGCCATCCTGTTGTAATCGTCTTTCCCATGATAGATGTTCCTCCTTTTCCAGACGCATATTTGTCATAAAATTTCTGTCCGCATTCGGCTCTTTCTTTTTGTACGGAACTTCCCTGGTTTGCCGGTTTTTCAAAATTAAGCAGTACGGCATTTGATGCCTGGGAAACGCTCGTTGCTGTTTTCAGCACATTCAGCACAGATTTGTAGCTGCTGCTCAATTCCTGTATAAGAAATTCGAGCTGCATTTCCAGGTCACCGATGGAGGTTCCCTTTTCCTGGGCATACTTCTGCAGGTTTTGTTTCCTGCTCCAATACGTCCACTGCGCAATGCCGTATCCTGCTTTGTCATGTACGAAATTCTGATAATCGCCATTGTCTACGGACGTGGTGTAGGTATCATCCGTAAATCCCAGTATTTTCTCGTAGGTATTCTGCAAGTTAATAGGGCTTAACCCGCTTTCTCGGTCCAGGTTTCCCATCAAACCTGCGACACCGAATGGATTAAGCCCCTTGCTTATCAGAAAATTCCAGATGCGCTCTGCGTTGCTATTTCCTTTGAGCGACATGGTATCATCTCCTGTCTTTTATTCAGTTTTTGTTGTCGGTTCGTCTACTGCTTCGATTACGATTCCTGCGTTTTCCTCCATCTTCATCTGCTTGACAGCCGCTTCAATCAAAATGTTAAGCTGTTCATCAGTAATGGAAATATTCTTTGCTGTCAGCATTTCTTTTAGCAGGTCAGTAACAATAGCTTTTTTCTCGGCTCCACTCTTTGATGTGAGTACCTGCTGCGCGTATAGTACGGCCTGTGTAACCATCTTTTCGATGGCTGCCATCTTATCCTGCTCGATTCTGCTTTTAAGCCAAGGAATAACGTATCTGGCAATCACAGCCACGCAAACCATAATCAGTAACTTTAATGCTTCAAAAATAATGTCATTCATCCTCTGTTGTCCTCCACATTTTCTATGTTTTCATTTTCACTGTTACTGGTCCCCATATACCGGGAACCCTTGCCGCCAAAATCGTTGTATTTGAATATGTTTTCAACTCCTGCTTTGGCTATGTTCGCCCCTACCACAATACGAAACGTTTCGTTCGTTTCGCTTATGAGTGTATCAAGGTAACTGAATTGCCCTGTTTCCTTTATCGCAACCACAATCACGACAAGGGAATACAGCCAGTTCAGCACATACAATACAGACAGGCAGTTCACAATCATTTTTGTGTGTTCCCACATCCAAAGAATGGCGGCCTTGCTTTTATTTTTAGTAACTCTTCTTTTCCTCACTCCGCAACCTCCAATCAGTAAAGTTGATGTAAAGCCTGGGAGTTCAGGAAATCTTTCTGTTCATGCTTCACTTTCTGTGCATAATCCAGTGCGGCGTGCATATCTCCATTGCATTTCGCATCGGGGATACGCTGTACCGCTTTTGCCGTAGCTTCTCCAAGCGCAAGTGAGGCATTTATGCAGTTGATGATACACAGTTCGCTCTTTTCTCTTGCCTGCTCCCTCTCGTCCTGCTCTTTCTGCCTTTTCTTGCGTTCCTCTTTGTCCTGTTCCTCTCGCTTTTCCATGTGATGTTCCAAGCACCAAAAGCAAAACCCAGTGATTGCCGATGGAATGCCTATGGCGATGGTTAATGAAAATAAATCCATTGTTCTATACTTCCTTTCTCTCACTCCAACAAATCCCGGTAGTCGGCCGGTACGTCCTGCGGAGTAAGGTTGTAATCCTTAATTATGTTCTGAATAGTAATACTGAAAATGGCATCCGTAAGCGCATCCTGGAAAGGACGATACGAATGCCATATCAAATGGTTGTGCAGATTGAATAGCTTTTCCTCATTCTCCTGCTCTTCTGTATTCAGATGTAATTCCCTCGCCGCATCCTCCAACCGGTCAAAGTTGTAATATTCCGACAAGGGCGGTATCGATATTTTGGTCATAAGGTATTATGCCAGGTGGACTTCTACAAAGCACCCGTCTTTTCCTCCTTTTACAGGTATTGCTTTCCGGTAATCTCCGTATACTCCTCTGCTGTAATTTTCTTTTTCTTAACAGCATTTTTAACCATTGTGTTGTTCCAGAATCCACTATCGTAATAGCTTTTAATATCCCAGAACTTAGGGCTGTGTTCTTTCTCCCGTACCTGTTCTGTGGTTTCTGCGTTCTGTGTTTCCTGTGCCTTACTCATTGTCTGCACCTCCCATCTCCGTTTTATCCTCTGTTGGAATATCAATATCTGCCATCATAGCCAGATAATCAATCGTTGCTGCCTGCTCTGCAACTGTCGCACGCAGGTTTTCATTTGCCCGGCTGTCATAAATGCTGCCGTTCATCTCTTTGATTCTCATTGTCAGTTACCTCCGTTTCTTGGTCATTCCATAAATTCTTGTAAAATTCGTCCATGCGGCATATAAGGCGAAATGAATTTCCTTTGCTCGCATGACTCCTCCATGCTTGATAACAGTCATCGACTTTCGCTTTTGTGATTTCACCTCTTTTGGCTTTTCTCACCAGCTTGCGGAGTTTTCTGCGCCTTTCCTTAACTTTCTCCGAACTGACTGTCATGATAACTTTTCCAGTATCCGTCAACCGATACTTGAATCCGAGGAATGTAAAACCATCTTTGATGCTGAATACTTTCGTTTTCTTCGGGTTGAACTCCATCCCCTTGCTTGCAAGGTATTTCTCATTTATCAGTTTCAAATTCTCCAGATATTCCCTTGATGGATGAAACAGTGTTGAATCATCCATATATCTGCCGTAATCCTCGGCTTCGGTCTGTTCCATCATCACATGGTCGTAATCACTCAAGAATGCAATTCCTGCTATCTGGACCATTTGGCTGCCTGGATTGTATCCCACGTCACCGGCGTACTGTCCGTCAAGAACAGTTTCGGTTTGCTCATACAGCCAATCGTCCAATTTATCCCGGAACAATTCTTTCGTGATATCGTGCCTCATATTCGGATAATATCCATGAACATCGCTCTGCAATCCATAGAAGTCTGTGCCGTACTTCCGGTACATTCTCTGTAAAAATACTTTCATTCTATCCCTTGCATCGTCTGTTCCTTTTCCTTTCTGGCAAGCCCAATTATCACGAATGAGCTGTCTGGTCATAATCGGATATAAGGCGTTGTCATTCAAGCTCCGCTGATATACCCTATCTCGAAAACATACGCTGATTATTTCCCTCGGTTTTGGTGATGTTATCGTAAATTGCGTTGTCGGCCTTGCTTTATAGGTTCCCTTTTCAAGCTCTTCACACAGTTTGTAAGTTTCCTCCATACTGTTAAGCACATAATGTGCAACCGAACCTTTCCAGGTAACCCCTTTCTTACTTTTCATCATTGAATCGTACAAGGCATCGAAACCGATTATCTCTTCTTTATCCACGTAAATTGAATTATTGTCCATAACGTATATAGCAGTACCAGTCCTTTCCAGGGCTGACTGCATCGCTACAGTGGTGTTTTGCCATTCGGCAAGGATAAGAACTCCTTGTGTTAGATTGGTCGGAGCACTGCCTCTGTGAGGCGGCCATATGTCCTGAATACCACACAATCCGGAGCGCAGCGATTAGCCCAGTTCGCGTTGTTGTTGTTGACGTTACCATCGGAGTTCACATACCACGTATTGTTCGAGTTGCCCCGATTAGCCGAGCGCAGGCGGACGTTCTGCGTTTCAGTCCTCATCCTTATAATAAACACTACTTCCGCTGTTTAGCAGCGTAGCGTTCACTATCGCTTTCATTCCAGTTCCGTATCATCCCCCGGATTTTTAACACTTTACCAACCCAGTATTTGACACGCTTTGATTTCAGGTGAAACGAGGACTTTGCGATGCCTATGAGTGTCAAAAGCCTATTGCAATTCCTAGCAGCTCTTAACTGTAGACGATTTCTCTCCTCCCAGTTACTATCGCCACGTTTCAGAACTCTGATATTGTTTGCATCCCACGAATCTATGTAGATATTCTTTGCGGTTTCTACAATATCGTCTGTTATGCAGCCTTTATATTCTGGAAGAAATATTTTCTCATTCCTTGTGATTCGGAGCGTATATGTTACAAGGTCTAACTCATACATAAATACGTCCATTTTACAAGGTCGTCTTTCTCCTTCTGGTACTGCCATCTTGATTCCTCCTTTCAAAAAATATCCCGGCATCCGTGGGTGCCGGGGATTATAACGATTATTCGATTAGCAAAGCCAACAAGCCGGAGCGCAGCGAATAGCCCAGTCCGCGCCGTTGTAGTAGACGGTACCATCGGAGTTCACATACCACGTATCGTTCGAGTTGCCCCGACGAGCCGAGCGCAGGCGGACGTGCTGCGGCGAAGTGTGATTCTCAATCGCAAATGTTCTAATCTGCGGATATGTCTTATATTGCTGCATTTTGTCCGCCATTCCAGATGCACGTTTCCAGTATTCCCATACATCGTCCTCGCCGGCTTTCTGCGGAGTGATTGACATTGCCTCCAAACTTGGCAAGAATACTTTATCGTAGGTTACTTCAATACCGTCTGTATCTCCATTGTCTGTAAGAGTATTCTTCCAGGTAGATACCTTTGTCGCTTTCAATCTCTTTGTAAATTCCTCATCAAATCCGGTAAGGAATCCGTGTTTTTCTTTGAGCTGGTCTGGTGTACGGTCAAAATTGTGTTGTGGTGTCCACCACTTACCGTTTGCTGCTTCTGAATTAAGCCACTGGCGCATAGCACTCTGCGCCCAACGATTGTATCCGTATGCAACGCTCTGCAAACCATTCAGTGGTGCTGTTGGTTTGGAAGATAACGTTCCGAGGGCGGTTCCTCCTGTCCCCTCTACCATCGCTACGGTTTCGATAGGGTCTGTTGCCGAGCTACTCTCAAATGAATATACTTTCCATTCAGCTGGGCTGACATCAGGTGCTCTGTATAATCCTGCAAGCTGTCCTTTTGCCGGTACAGGCTTTGTAAGTGTGAACTGGTATGTTTTACCCTTTACGCAGTTGTTTCCCCATGTATCACCGATAATGACATTGTAGGTTCCTGCAGGTAACTGTTCCTCGCAATACTTAAATGCCTGGAACTGATTGAACTGTACACCAAAAGGTGTCGCATAATGCCATTGTACCAACATTCCCGGTACTGTTTCTCCATCCGCAAGTGTAACATCTCCAAAATGTACCACATCAAGCGGACACTCGTATGTTTTTCCGGTTGCCTTGTCGGTCCATGGTAAAATAATCTGGTCGCCATAATTAAAGACCTGATTTGCCTTTCCTGACTGCACCACTGCAAACACATCCGCAATGGATGTCGGCTTGTAATTGTATCCACTTGCAATCGCTGTCAGCAACTCATTTTGCTTTGTCATTGCTCCAAGTAACTGCTGACCGGTTTTATCCAGCAGCATAGGTTCTGTAACTTTGCTCATTTCTTTTAATCCTCACTTTCATAGGTTACGCATAATGCGCCATTAACTACAGAAAAGCCATATCCGTCCATCTGCTCTTTTAATGCGATGTCGTTCTCAATAAGCTGTTTCGGTGCCTGGTTTACATTATCCGCATGGTTTGTGTCGGTTGTTTCCACTATCGGAATGTTATCTTTGTAGGTAGCGGAACCTGGTTTGTATGATTTCATGGTTTCCTCCTCTCTGCCGGATTAGAAAACATCGTCCAGCGTGTATGTCATTTCAATATCGTTGTCCTTTCCCTTTTTGGTAAAAGTCTTGATACAAACAATATCGCCGTTGGCATCATATAGTCCGATTTCACTGATGTACTGTCCGGCAAGCTCTGATTCTCCCAACGTGCATTCGTATCTGCATGTTGTTTCTGTGATAAAGTTGTAGCCGCTGATAGGCTTACGGAGCAGCTCTTTTTTTAGCGTGCTCTGTGTCTCTGATGGAGAAATAACATTTCCTGCGCTATCTACCCCTCCAGAACCAAATGCCATACCGACAATCTTTGGCAGTGCAATTGCTCCTGCTCTTGCCTGCACCATTTTCTTTCTGGCTTTTTTTGTGATAATTACATTTTGTGCCATTCTTAGATAGCCTCCTTTCTGTTTAATGAATTAAGCAATCGTGAACCGTTCATTTTCAATGAACCGTCAAAATATGCAAGATTCCTTTTTACTGTACAGGTAGCGTTTCCATAACTCTCGGAAATGGATGCTACCGGTATTCTGATGTTTGCAGTGGTTTTATTGTCTGCTCTGCAATAATTCATCAGCAATTTTCCATCCATCGGGACGGAACCATCAAAAAACAAAGACTGCCAATTAAACGCTTTCGCACTGACAGTCTGCTTCTCGATATGGATTTTTTCTGATAGCGGAACTTTCGCCCTTGCTGTCATTCGCTCAACATCCAGCGTTTCCACAATTTGGAAATCGCCCTCTTTGTATTTCAATCCAAGTCGCAAATCATATTCGATAAGCGCATCCATAAGATGTGAGCCGTTTAATAATTCGGAACCATCAAAACGCCGCCCTTTCCAGAACGGTATCTTAAAAAGCAAATTTATATCGCTGACTATGAATTTTTCAGAAAACACAATTTCAAAAATGGAATAATCGTTTATGAAATATGTTGTATGTGATTCCTTTAATCTATCAAGCAGCTTTTTTACTTTCTTTGAATCCAGTGTACCCTCGCCATTGAAAAAAGCCTTAAATACATTTGGGTGAGGCGGCTTATATTTCAATGGTCCTGCATCGTGGCAGTCTGCTATATGCACCGTAAACCCGGTTACATTTTCTAGGTACCGTTCCATAATGTACGGTGCCATTGGTGAATGGTAATCTCTCTTTTCGTATATCGCCTGTCTGCGTTCCTGGTAAGAAAGATTTTCCTGCACCGGCAATCCCCATTTTATTTCATGCCAGCATAATCCCCAGGTAGCTGTTTCAGGGAAAAATTGCAATGGCAATTCCTCTGCCAGCTTTAAGGCTGTGTCATATTCCAGCCCCATGACCTGGTACATCCACTTGGCAACATAAGATTTGTCATAAAATCCGGGTGTCACATAGGACAACATTTTCAGGGCGCTCTCACTCGTCGGAAATAGTTCCAGTTCTTCATCTGTCATTGTCCGCCCTCCTAACTTCTGAAATCAACCGTTCCAGTAACCGGATATTCTTCTTTTTCCAGTTTGATGTTGCTCATCTTTCCATTTATCAGGAATGTGTCGAAGTCCTCCACCCCCTCAATGGAAGTAACCAGCGGACGCACATCATTGTATCGAAGCATTCCCTCATTTTTTGCTACACCATATACGGTAAGCACCAACTTTTTGAAATCCTCCTCCACACGCAATTTATCCGCCGATTCGTCCAGCAATAATCCTGTAATGGTGTAATTCATCTTTACAGTAGTTGCCGCCACGCATGACAGCTTTGCGCACGCTGTAGGTAATAACCTCTGTGTGCGGTCGTTCGGAGAAACAATGTAGTTATATACATCATTTATCAGCTTTGTGTTTGCCGGCTGTCCGTTTCCATCCACCAGTACTAGTTTTACAGTTCCCGGACCATCAAAAGCAGCAACTACAATACAATCGCCTGCCCCAGCTTCTTTCGCCCATCGGATAAAGTCGCTATCATTTCCAAGATACGTTTTGCTGTTATCATATTCGGCAAATATCCTGTCGTAATAGTCCCCGTCCTCTTCCCTGGCGGTTCCACCAGATATAGGCTCCGCATTATCTATTCCTGTAATGTTCTTATCGCTCTTCGCCATAATACATACGGTATGAGCTGCCACGTTTGAGCCGGTGCCACTTTCCACTGCTGTTACGGATACCGTTACGGTACCGTCACCAGCTATCGTACATTCCTCATTCGTGGCAAATTCGATTGCAGGGTTATCATCTATAGCCGGTACACAAAAAACGGTGCCTGCGGCTATTACGCTACCTGCGGCACCAGTAATTGTTATATTCCCGGTTGCGTGCTGTTCTTCATGCCTTGTTACATGAACCTGTGCTCCATGTAAGTCAAGCCAATCGTCCCAGGCATACTGCGGAAACGCAAGCATTACTGCTCTTATCAGATGGTAATTGATGAACTCTGACTTTTCCTCTGCCGCCGGTCTTGTGAAATCATAGGGAAATCCGGCAGGCATATCGTCTATATCATCCGGTAAGCTCGCCATCATTCGCTCGTGTATTTCATCGGTTGTACTCCCATCAAAGCACTCCGGCCTATGAAATTCTGGTTGTGCCATCTTGCCACCTCCATTCTAAATATTGATTTGAAATACCTTGTCCCACTCTTTCCCCTTAACCTTGAAAGAGCAGTTCATGCTATCGCCGTTCCAATCGAACTCGAAATCTCGCACCCATTCAGTCCTCGGATTTACAAGCAGTGCATCTCTGATGGTTCGCTCTATCATTGATTCAACTGTCTTTTCATCGTCCTGTGCCAGTGCATCCTCCATCTCCACGCCTATGTCATTGGAATAGGCAAGGCAGGAATACCGTTCTGTCATGGATACTTTCATGCACCAAATCATGTAGCCCTCTTCTCCGGTGCATTCCGCAACCTGGTTTGCAGCATTTCTTACGAAATCCCCTTTTTCAGGGTTCCATTTCATCGTCCGTTTGTATTGCGTATCATATTCGGAACTTTCTTCTATGAACGCAGGAACAGCAACAGTTACAATGTTTGCCATCGTTCCACCTCCTACGAACCTGTTACAACATCTATAACGCAGGCCTCATTCAAAACCCACGCCACAAGTACCCTGTCCCCAGGTTTTATTTTTGGAGGTGCAATCGTGTGACTGTGTGAACCATCGCCACTTGAATGCCCTCCATGCTTTCCGCCGCTTGTTGTAAAAGATAATCCTCCTACGTGTCTGCATACAGAATATTGACCTTTCGGAATTGCTACAGGGAAAGTGTTTGTAATGAGGCTGCCGTTTCCCTGGATTTCTCCAAAGTCCAGGCATAACGATGTATCATTTTCTCTTCGCATCCTGTCACTTAAAACATTTGCCAGCTTATTTGTACCGGCATTCGCATCGAAATTTTCCACGTTATCGCCTCCCATTATTCAAAAGTTCCATTATCCACCCATCCGTAAACATTACTACCACTGTCAGTGTGTATCAAATGCCAAGGGTGAGCTTTTCCAGAACCATTTTTGATTGTTATTTTTGCTTTTCCAGCTCTGGCGTTATACCCTTTTGAACCAGAATAGGACGATACATAATGCGTACCGCCCTTGAAATTCACAATATCTCCGACATTGTAATCCTTTTTCTTTGTTGTCTGTGTTACCGTTTCGGTCTTTGCAAGCTCCAAGTCCATTGTCATACTGTAATTGTCACAATCATGCCGGATTCCCACCACAAAATAATAATTCTGTGCAGAACCTATCATGATATAAACCAAGTCGCCTTTTCGAATGAATGGCACATCTGGAGCCTGTACTGTGATTTCTTCATCAATCACACCATCTTCGTCAATGATTTTTTGCGCCGCTGTTTTTGCCTCATCCAGGCTTTCGTCTTTTCCTCTAGTGTATATTCTCTGACGGATTCCATATTTGGTAAGTCCATCTACAGTCGCTTCGACCGGAGAGTTTCCATCATCGTCTGCCTGCCCCAGCACCTTTACTCTGGTAACAAGACTTGCTGTGCTTATGGATTGGCTGATAGATTTTGTATTATCTACTCGGAACACATAAACATCTTTATTTGTTCCACGCTCAACAACATCAGCATAACCCTCTGCCGCTCGGATAATATACTTTCCTCCGCCTTTTTTGTGAACATCATCCAGAACATCCAGTAACATATCGGACAGATACGAACTGCTGTATTTCATCTTTTCGTGTGATACGTTTGGTCCGCTATATCCTTTTGTTGGTATCCCCCAATCGTCAAACACGCCTGTCACAATAGACTTTGTGCCGGTTCCTGCGGAATAATATTTATTGTCCTGGCTTCTTTGCAAATCGTATAGAGCATCATACGCAACACATTTCAATGTGCTTGAGCTGCTCTGTTCTTGTGGATTCCACTCTTGTACAGTTCCTCTTGCAACTTCTTTATCCTGTGTGCCTCCATCATTAGCAAAAATGCCAATAAGGCATCCGGGTTTGATTATCTCTGACAATCTCCCTGCGGATGTCTTATCGTTCTTTGCTGTAAATGAGACTCGGACGGAAATCTCGTTTTTGTTTTCCTCCCATCCGAGCCCAGTAACAAATTCTTTGATATTGTATTGTTTTCCACCGCTACTCATAACAGTAAGTCGGTATGCGATTTTTGATAAGTCTATCATCTCCGCACCTCCTATGCTGCCGGTATCGTGATGGTCGTTCCCGGATAAATCCAGTGTCCGTGGTCAGAACCACTCTTCCGGTGTTTCTTTGCCGCCGCCTCAATCGTTGAAGCGTTCGCATCGTAAATCTTCGTCCACTTCGCACCACTTCCGAGTTTCCGTGAAGCAATCCCCCACAGCGTATCGCCACTGACTATCGTATAACTACTGCCTGCCGGTTGGCTTGGAGTATTTCTTGGGACGGTCTTTTTTACAAAGGCGGCAATCTTCAATTCATTAGTTGTATAAATTTTCAGGTCTTTTGCCTGCGAGAACTTAATGCTGTAGCTTACATCTCCATAAGCTCCAAAAGGGTCAGGTGCAAATGAATCAATCGTAACATCCAGGTTAATCCATGTATCTGTCACAAGCAGATTTAACACCGTTCCTTTTTCCTGCCATTCCCTCAACTGTTGTATGCATTTATCGGGTGTCTGGTAGCTATCACTCTTTACAACCGCAAGATTTTTTCTGGACGGTCCAAAGAAAACAGCATCCCATGAGATTTCGGCCACCTCTGTTCCTTTTGGCACTTTTACGGCTCCCTGGGAGATAATATCGTAACTCTGATATTTTGTTCCCAGGTTGCCGCTTATCTTCTCCGGCAATGAGGAGAATGTAAACGACTTCTTTTTATTCGCCGCTTCAAACAGTTTTATTTCCATCGCCTACCCCTCCTTTACTACCGGCATGTTTGAAAATACCTGTTCCAGTCTGTCAGCAATTTCTCCTCCAAGCTCATCAGCCATTGACTTCATGTTCTTTCGGATAATTGCCATAATGCTTGCCTCATCCATTTTTCCGTTACCTGAATCAGAAATATTGAATTGCGGTGACATCTGGATATTGAGATTTATATTTGTCTTTCCGGTTTCCACTGTGCTCGAACTGCTTAAAGGTTCATCTGCGGTATCTGAATCGCTTTCTGTACCCTCTGTGAATCCGTTATAGCCTGCGGCTCCGTTTCTAATCGCTTCGGCTAACAAATTATCATTGAGAGATAAAAAGTCCGAAATGGAGCTGTATGCAAACATTTCTGTTGCTGTACTTCCAATCGAACTTTGTCCTATGCTGTACGGAGTTATATTTTTGATAACACTTTCCATAGGCGTTTCAACCTCATATGATTTATGAGGCGCACCAATAATATCAAGTGCATCATTCACATAACCACCGTTTGCATGAGCCGATACCGTTCTTGCTCCACCACTAAAAGGTGTTGCCTCTCCGATAATGTTGCCGTTTGCGTTTGCCTGTACTCCGAGAATGTCCCCAACCTCTTTGTACAATTCCAGTGCTCGGTTTCTTCTACCGGGAACTAAAGGTATGATTGCCTCTGGTCCCTCTTCTCCAACCCATGACAACTGCTTGTCATTCACATAACCACCGTTTGCATGAGCCGATACCGTAAGTGTTGTACTTCCACTTCCTCCACCGCCTATCGTGAACGTCTTTGTCGGATTCACAAGTGAATAGTCTAGGGTTACGCTTACCGGCATTGTTGTAGAAACTCCTGCGCCAAATGCACTGTTTACGGAACTATCCGTATTTGATTTCAGCGCATCTACCGCACTGTTAATCTGTGCCATATCAGCATTGGTAATAGCACTGCTGATTCCACTTCCAACAGCCGCGCCTACACCGGAATAATCCGCAGCCTGGAAAGCTGTTGCCGCATCGGTTCCAGATTTTGTTCCAAGCTCTGCAAATGCCGTCGAGAATGCAGACGTATCAGTATTCAGAATCGAATCGCTCATCTTCGTACTCAATGTTGTGCCGATACCTGAAAAATCCGCACTCTCAAAAGAGCTGTTCATTGCCTCTTTATACTGCTCTACTATGGATTCGTATGCCTCATTGGAAATCGGGCCGTACTCTGCCATGACTTCCTCCATCGTTGGGATGGATTCTTTCAGACTTTGCACAATTTCCTCTTTGGCTGTCGGTGCCATATTTTCTGCTGTTGCCACCAACTCCTGATAGATATTTTCAAAAGCTGATGTGTCTATGCTCATATCATCAAGTCCAAGCCATCCCATCATATCCTCCTGGGTCCAGCTTGATATATCCGGTTTTTCTGATAATGCAGTCTGTAAAGCAGCGTTCAATTTTTCAGAAACGCTACCCTCCATATCCGGCATAATACCGGCAAGCTCATCATTCCAAGCCTCTGCTATCGTATCCAGATTGAAACTTGATACTCTCACCTCCATATCGTTGATGTTTGCGTAATATCCATCGGTAGCCTCCTGTACAGCCGCATCGTACTGCTCCTGCGTGATAGCTCCCTCAGATAACTGTAAGTTAAGGTTTGTGAGGGTTACTGTAAGCGCATTATCGTAAGTTTCTTTGAAAGAACTTACCTGTGCCTGTAACTTCTCCTGCAACTGATTGAATGAATCAATATCAAGGCTTGCACCATTTCCGTACTTGATTTTCAAGGTCTGGAACGATGCGTCCTCCTGCGCTTTTGATACTTTCTCTGTAATTGCTGTAATCTGTTCTTGCAGATTTGTGATTTCTTTCGATTCATCCAGCGTGATAACTCCATCTTCCAGGGCAATGTTCACTGTATCACTCAATTTTCCCGATAGTTCTTCTATCTGGGATTTCATGTTGTTATACATACTGTCAAGCCCCTCTGTGCTGCCCTCGCCGTTTGTAAGCAATTCTAGGGCAACTGTAGCCTCGTAATGGCTGTTTTCGATGTAGTCCTGCGCCGACTTCACAAAATTATCAATGGATGTTTTGTAATCATCCATATCCGTTTCGGATAACTGCATACCCAGACCAACTTTCCAGTTTTCCTTTTTCATCGTGGAAACAGAACTCTCCAACGATGATAAGGATTCTTTTGCGCTCTCCGTTGCCTCATTGAACTTTGTGATTCCATCGCCCATATCAGCAAACGTGATTTTATTCGCAAGGTCTTTGATTTCACTAAGCGATAACTTTATATTACCGAAAGCCTCTTTTCCGACCTTTGCAACATCCTCCTGGATGTATGACGCAAGCTGTTCTGCAGTTACGGAACTGTCATTCATTGCATCGTTCAAATCATCATTCGCAAATCTTACTTTGTCGATTGATAATCCAGTGGCATCGAATACCTTTTGAGCTTTTTCAGCTTCTTTCTGCATCTCCTCCACATTGTCCTGATACTCTTTCTTGACCTTGTTTCCCTTTATCCAGCCTGCAATGCCTCCAACTCCTGCTCCTACCAAGGCACCTACCGCAGTACCAAGACCAGGAATAATGCTACCGATTGCCGCACCTGCGGCTGCTCCGGCGGCAACTCCCCCTGCTTTCCATGCGGCGGATTCTCCATAAGCTGACTTTTCGGCTTTATCATCGGATTTCAATGCTTTGTACGCATCAATTCCTGCACTTACAAGTGTTGCTCCTGCGGCTACCCCTCCGGCTGTACCGGCTGTTCCTGCCGCAATCAATCCTGCACCGGTAGTGGCTCCAGAACCAAGAGTGTTTCCAATCATACCCATCGTTACGCCAAGTCCTTTCAGACCGGTTCCCTTTGCGGCTGAACCCATGATTGAACTTCCAATACTTCCTGCCAGTGATGTTCCGGTGGTTGCATCTTTACCGAAAATTGCTTTTCCTACGCTGAAAGCACCTTTGCCAAGGCTCGCAACCGGACCTGCGATTTTGGCAAGCATAATTGCAGAAAAAATGGAGGATAAATCTGCCGATTTTCCCCCTGGAAGTAACTTTCCTGCGCTCTTTACCATATTTCCGAAGCCCTCAAACAGTTTGCTTGCTATCGCATCTGTATCGAACCCCTCTGCAAATCCTTTCGCAAACGAAGCCCCAACGCTCGCGCCCTCATTCAAAGTGTCCGAAACATCCACTCCAAGAAGTGTTAGTATTCCGAGCTTTAATCCGGTTCCGATGCTGGTTCCCATATCGCCTGCAATATCTGCGATTTTTTGTTTTCCGGTGCTGTGCCACCATTCGCTGAACGGTTCTGCGATGAAATCATCCCAGGCAAGTTTCACTTTTCCGAAGAAATCCGCATTTTTCCACTCATCCGACTGTGATAATTCTTTGAATTTCCTCTTCATTCGGTCCACTTTGCTGTCTACCCAGTCCATCATCTCATTAAGTCCCTGCTCAACTTCCGGCATCTGCTCCGTCAGCCAATCCGCAATGCCTCTCACATAAGGAGATAATCTTTCTCCGAATGAGATTTTTACTCCATCCATAGCTGATTGCAGCAATGTGATTGAACCCTCTAAGTTATCCAGCATAGTGTCAGACATTTTAGATGCGGCTCCATCTGCATTGTTGATAGATTCAGCCAGTTTGTTGTAATCGGATTCTGTCGCATTGATAATTGCCAGCATACCAGACATAGCCTCTTTACCAAAAATGGTACTTGCGGCTGCTGTCTTTTCGGTTTCAGATAATCCTCCCAGGCTTGAACGTAAATTATCCAGAACACCTTTCAGTGTTTTCATATTTCCGTTGCTATCCGTAAGGCTGATTCCGTATTTCTTCATGGCGGTTGCCATCTTATCTGTTGGTGCCGCCATATTCGCCAACGCTGTTTTTAAGGATGTACCAGCCATCGAACCTTTTACGCTTGCATTTGCCATCAGTCCCAGGGCGAGAGATGTGTCCTCGACGCTGTACTTCATCGCTCCTGCGATTGGTGCAACATATTTGAAAGATTCTCCCATCATGGAAACATTGGTATTTGCACTCGCCGCCGACTGTGCCAATACATCTGAAAAATGCGCCGCATCGCTGGCTTTCAAGCCAAACGCTGTAAGCGCATCTGTTACAATATCACTGGTTGTTCCTAAATCCTCCCCGGATGCGGCTGCCAGATTCAGGATTCCCTCGATACCATCAAGCATCTGTTGTGAATCCCATCCGGCCATAGCCATGTAATTAAACGCCTCTGCACTCTGCGTGGCGGTAAATTTTGTGGTCGCTCCCATCTCCTTTGCCTTGGCTGTTAATTTATCAAATTCACTGCCGGTTGCCCCGCTTACTGCTTTGACCTGTGACATAGCGGCCTCGAAGTCCTTATATGTATCAATCGTATCTTTCAATCCGATACTGACACCGAGAACCGCCCCCACTTGCAAGATTGGATTTTTTAGGAGGTTTATTACACCTCGTATCGGTGCAGTGGCAAGGTCTACTGCTTTCATCGTTACGCTCCAGGTCTTTCTTCCAAAACTGGTAAGACCGCCCTTGATTGTTGACAATATTGGCGAAATCTTATCTTTCGCCTCCAACAGCACCGAATACTTTTCTTTCGCCCATGACAACAAACTTTTCTGTGTTTTCTGTGCCGACCGGTCAAACTTTGTAACCTCATCATTTGCCTTTTTCGCAGATGTACTCATTTGGTCGGTAGAACTTTTCACTTTGTCGGCTGCATCCTTGACTTTGTTCATGTTCTTTTCAACACTCGATGTACCAGGACCAGTGTTATCATCAACTTCAATAGGTATCTCAATTCGTATTGTTTCCGCCATCCTCCTCCCCTCCTTTCGTGCTTTCTAAATAAATCCGCATGGACGCAAGCATAAACGCCTGTACTCCATGCGGTTTTTTATAAAATTCATCCGGTGTAATTCCTGTCCGTTGGAATATGTGATGCAACAGACAAGTCTTTCCTCCGGCTTTTATGAGTTTTTTGCTACTTCCTCGATATTCTCCTCGAATCCGCTAAGAGAATCAATGCACTCAATAATCTTGTCTTTCTCTCCGGCTTTCAGGCAGTATTCGATAACATCCAGACCGTTCATAATCTGGAGGTCTTTTGCTCTAAGGCTTTCCCATACCTTTTTGTTATCCCAGAGCTTTTCACGGTCTGCTTCAACCGTTGCTGTATAAATCAGTGCATCTCTGAATTTGACAGTGTTTGTTTCCTCCGGTAATTTCATACCGAACTGTTTGTTTCTCACATACTTGGTGTGTTTCTTCTTGCACTTGTTGTATTCCTCTTCGGATAACGGTCTGATTTCAAATGCGAAAAGCACCTTTCCATTTCTGGCAATTTCGATGCGCTGTGTATCATCTTTCGCATAATCAGCCGCACTGATAAGTCCCTGGATGAAATCATCCTCATTCATTCTGATGAGGGTTTTGTTCTCCTCTTCGGTTGTTTCCACCTCTGTAACTGCCATGTTCTCCTGCTCCTCATTTACAATCTGTACACTTGCTTTTTTTGTTGTATCTGCCATATCGTTTTTTCCTCCATCTTTCAAAAAATATTGTTAAAATTAAATGGAGGATGCCATCTCGGCACCCTCCGGTGAATCGCATTGTATCTCTTAACCCAGTGCTAGTAAGTTCTGTAATTTCGGTGGTCTGTTGACCGCAAAGTTCCATGCTCTCTTGATAACATCCCCAACGGTAATGTTCTGTAAATCAACCTGTCCGCTCGGAATGCACTCACGATACACCATTCTTTCCTCGGTGCCGTTTCTTCCTTTGAGCACGCCCTGGAAATCCCATACAGGCATTGTCTGTGATTCCATAGCCTCGACAAGCTCCTGGATGAAAGCATCATCCTCAACCACAACCTGGGACATTGTAAGGGCAACCTTAAATGTGTTTGCGGTTTCAAGCTCCTGCGCATTTCCTAAAACGGAATATGCGGCATTGTTATAAGTTACATTGGCTGTGAAGCTGTCTACGGTAGCCAGCAACACGCCATCAGCGTTATAAATCGCTCCATCTTTACCGGTTCTCGCAAAACGAGAATCTCCGGCTGCTCTTGTGTTAATCATCTTCCGTTACCTCCTTATGCATTTGTGCTGAACTGGAATCTGTATGACAGGTAGATGTGTTCCATAGAATCCTTGTCAACAACGTCAATATCAAACCAAGCACTGTCCCCATCAGCCACATTTACTGTGCTTTCGGAAACGGTAATTGCTGTCAGTTTTCCCTCGGCAATCATATTGTCACCGATTGCCTGTAACTGGCTTACTACAGTGCTTCGACCGTCCTTGTCATTATCTACTTTTCCGACAAGTGCATCTGCCGCCGCATTCATTCTGCGGATAAGCTCGAATCTGGTCTTTACTCTTCTGATTTTCTTCCAACCATCATCCTGATTGTCAGCCGGTGTAATAAGAGTGTTGATAGCATTATCAATCCACACCTGTTTTGCGCTGCTGTAGCTAAGTACGATGCAGCCTTTCTTTTCTGCGGCAATCATCTGTGTATTTGTGAGGCGTTCCAGGATTTCACTGAATCCACTCACAACAGTATGTGTAAGGGAAGAATTTGAAGCGCAAGCTCCAATCATTCCTGCCAAACGTGCCGCCGTCTGGTATCCGTCAATCTCCTTGCCCTGCTCATTCACATAAGCATTGAGAACATAGTTCATTTTTTCATCATTGAATGATGCCGCATGGCTCATTCTGGTTTCCAGGTCAACAGTATGCTTTTCTGCTACAACTCCCTGTGTCAGGGAACCTACACCGAAAATACGTTTCATGAATGACTGCATCAGGATATGTACTTCTGTTTCCTCCGTATCAACACAGATTGTATTGAACTCGTAAGGCTCGACAGCTACAAATCCGTTTGAGTAATCCTCATTCGTAACCTGCGGGTCAGTTCCCGGAGTAAAGGCGTTCTGTGATACATTCATCACGATTGCCTGGTCTTTTCCAGACTGTACCTCTGCTTTGAATTTCTTCGTTGCTGCAAATGCATCTGCAAGTGCTTTTGCTTCTCCTGCGCCTGCGGTAAATTCGACTTTCTCAAATTCTGTCACACCGGCATAGATAATGCACTCTTTCATGGTGCTGTCTGTCAGCTTTTCCCTTACCGTTACAGTAAAGGCTTTCTTTCCCGGATATGCTGCTGTGATTTTTACTGCTGCCTGTCCCTCTGCTGTGTTCAGAGTGGCAGTTGCCTGTGTTCCTCCATTACCAACTCGGCAAGCAATAATTGTCTGCGCTCCGCCGTTGATTGCCTCCTGGATAGCATCTGTTGTGCCTCCATTACCGAAAGTGTTTGCAAATCCATCATCAGGATTTAATTCAACCGCAGTATTTAACGGTCCAAAATCGGAACGAAAAAGGACAGCCGTAACACCGCTTACAGTGCCACTCTGCTGTCCTGTCCCTTTCTTCTGAATATTGAAATATGCTCCCGGTCTGACTTTTGTTTCTCCTAAGACATAAGTTCCAGCCATATCTTATTTGACCTCCTTTTTCATAAATGCGTCCACAAGCTCTTTGGCTTTAGACACTGTACACGTTGTTACTCCTGCGACTTTTAATGCCGCAACAACACATTCTCTTTGGACTTTGAAAATGTTTCCTGCCCCGTCTGCAAGTTCCTCGATTGTGTACTCGGATTCTGCCGGAGCTTTTGGCTCTTCTGCCTGTACCGGTGCGGTATCTTCGACAGCATCGGTTTTCTGTTCCTCCACTGCATCTGCTGTGGATTCTACTTTTGTTCTTGGCATCTTCATACCTCCTAAAAATAATTTTGCGTGGTTCTATTAAGCTGATGTGGTTTTGCTTTATATCGCAATAATCCATATCGGCCTGTTACAAAAATCTGACCGTCTTTCAGGTAATCAGATTTATTGTCCATCTGTAACTTGCGGATAAACATTGGTGAGCAATCCAGCATTGTGACTTCTCCGTCCAGTGACATCGCATTTGTGATAGCTGCTGCCATTTTCAGCCTCATATCAGTGTCCGGGCATAAAATATGGATGGCAAGTTTACCATCCATCCAAACAACCGTATTCGTTTCCTCTACTTTTTCCATGCTATTGAGCCTGCAATATATTACAGGCGTTTCTCTCGAAGCCTCTGTCATTTCCTCCATACGGTCAAGCCCTACCACGATGCACTCTGGATACAGTTCTTTTACGAACTTATTCATTGCCATTACCGGGTCCGGGTCGGTTGTTTCCTGGCTTGTATATTCCAGGATGTCAAACCTCACATCGCTGCCGATGATAAGGTCTGTTTTGCTTTCTGCCAGTTCAAATGCGTCCGTCCGGTTCCATGCGAATGCATACAGCTTTCCATCATCGGAATGAAGCAACACATCTTTCAGGCAATACCGAACCAATGGTTCGAGCATTTCTGGTGTTATATCTTCCTCTGTCGCATCCTCTGTATTCTGGCATAACAACGATACGGACAATGTTCCTGCGCTCTTTCGCTCCTCATCCGCCTGCATATCATAGTTATATACAAGCCTCGGATAATGAACATCTGTACCCCAGTCCTGGTTATCCTTTGGAGCCTCCGGGCTGAATACCGCCGGGTAATCCCCAAACTTGGCAAGGAATTTTGTTAATCCCTCACGCTCTGTAAATCTTTTTTGAATCAGTTCTTCCAGTTTCATTCCTGCCCTCCATTCTCGACAGGCTCCTCCTCATGCGTTATGCCGTACTCGTATACTTCGGACATATCCACAGACCATCGGATTTCCCATTGTCCTGCGGCTGCCTCTGATGCCAGGATAAAAAAATGATTCGTCACATTTCCAATGCCCGGATGAAACTGCACCGCAATTTCGTTTCCGTTCACTCCTGTAACGAATCCACTCTTTCCTGCATCCCATGAGGAATGCTTTGCATATATGAGATTGCCTTTCGCTATGGCGGATGTGTCGAACTGCTTCACTGGCTTTTCTGTAATCAGTTCCATCTCTTCGCCTCCTATCAGCTATTTTCGCTGAAAATACTTTCTATTTCCGGCAGTGCCTTTTCTTTGATTTTTTCCACATACGGTCTTGCCGCCATTTTGCTTGTACCGTTTTCCAAATATCCTGCATACGGGACCTGGCTTTCGATGTATGCCGTATATTTTGCTCCACCACTTCCAGATGAACCACCCTCAACGCCTTTGGCCCACTGCAATCGCAATGCGCCTGTTCTTCTTGCCGGTGGTTCTCCGGGTGATGATGCCTGGTAGGTACGTTTGGAATGCGGCTTGCGGTATCTCTTTCCGCCTCTCTGGCCTTTCAGCACTTCCAGCTCTGCATTTCTCAATGCGTTATTTACCCTGGCTGCCTTTGACCGGACTTTCTGATTGATGTGCTTTACCTCTTTTTCGACTGCTTCTCTTACTCCATCAGGAGCCTGTTCTGGTGTCATTTTTTATATCATCCCTTTCCTCGACATAATACAGGGTGGAAATTCCAAGACCTCCTGTATCATCTACTGCAACAACATAAAAAACACGATTTCCCAGCACTAATTTATCAGTTTTCTTCGCTAAAGGTGTTCCTCTCTGCACAATCGTATGTGTAACGGTATGGTCCTCGGTAGACTTATTTTTCGCAGTTTCTGTGGTTGCATCTGCAAGGCATCCATACAGAGTTTTTACGCCGTCCCCTTTATGGTCATTCACTACTCGCCCGGTGGATGTCACTTTCTGCCGGTTATTTTCAATCACAAATTCTTTGAAAAGGTTGCCAGGTCTTAAATACATCATGTTTGCATTTATCATCCCTGCCTCGTCCTTTCATTCTCCTGCATACCGGTAAAGAAATACGGTGGTTTCTTGCCTGCGTTTCCTGCAAATGCCGGAACGGAAATATTTTCGGCTTTGACTTCTTTTTTCAATGCCTCGTATGCCTCTTTCCAGGTTTCCGCCCTTTCGTGTAGGCTCAAAGATAATGGTCCTGTCTTTGTATCCACCTCATACGAAAAACGCCGGTAGATACTCTCTACCAGCATCAGCTTTGCTTTCTTCCATGACTTCGGGTGCATTTCAATGGCAGCATTGATTTCCTCATCCGTTACCGCACAAGTATTTTCGGCTCCCTGTACCATCGTATCTCCAAGCTCAAAACGCATACGGCTCATCGTGTTTCCTTTAAGGTCTGCCGGGTCGTAACTGTAACTTCCTGTTGCCATATTCAAGCACCACCTTTACTTTTCTGCCGTATCTTTGGCTTTGTCCTCTGCATTGCCCTTTGTGGACTTCTTACCGCCTGTGGCTGCCTTTTTCTTGCCGCCTGTGCTCAATTCAACGGCTCTGGATTTCGCCGCCGCTTTTACCGCTTCTCTGCTCTCTGTGGCATGAATCGTAATAAGGATGTTTTCGTCCTCGATTCCTGCAATTTCTTTGACAGCATCCTCTTCCGGCATCTGCATAACCTCAAATACTTTCACAACTCCTGAAAGCACAAGTGATACCTCCATTTCTCTGCCATCTTCCGCCTTTACCGGGATTGTTACCTGCTCGATAACCACTTTTTCCTCCGGTTTCTTATCAGCCGGTGGTTCTACTTCCTCTGCAAGCTCTCCAATAAAACCGGATGTTTTTAATACTCTTACTCTTTCAGGACGGATTGCCCCATCAGGGATTGCATCCCCAGGGGCATAATCAACACCGCTGATACGAAGAGCCTTTGCACAAACATAGCTCATCGCTGTACCTCCTTACTGTTTACACACACGCAGACAGGTAGCAAGCCAGGTCATCGGAGGTTTTCTTCATATCCGTAGACATTAAGCCCTCGATGAACTCTGAATGAGTACCACCCTCGCCCTCGAACTGGTCTGTTGCCATGTAGTTTCCGTTTCCGAGCATATCCCATGTGAAGATGTATCCTGCGGACGGCTCATCAATAGCCGGTGCATTTGTTGTGTAGGTAAGTAATGCTCCATCAGATTCGCATACGAACTTCATATCGTCCGGCTGCCCCTCTTCTGCGGCATTGTATGTTGCCTCCAGGACCTTTACTTCCTCAAATCCAAGCACCTGTGCAAGTACCTGTTCATTTACGATTGCCGGATTTGCTGTACCGCCTGTGTACTTCACACGCTCCAGGATGTCCGGGTGATTCTTTAATGCTGTGAATGAATCATAGCCGAGGCTTAACTTATTCGGCATACGTCTGCCTGCCAGCTTGATTTCTCTCTTTCTTGCATCGAAGAAATTAACCGGGTCGAAGTTCGCATCATTGAATTTCAGGAACTGGCTGCCGCTCGGTGTGCCAGATGAAATACCAGTGAACTCATTCGCCCAAACTCCTGTCTTGAAAAAGCTCTCTGCGAATAAAATATCAAGGTGAAGCAACTGCTGTTCTGATACAAAACGTACCTTGCTACGTCTTGGGTCGATGGATGCCGGTACTCCTGCACGCTGATAGTTTACGGCTCCAATCTGGTCTACGCCTACGATAATCTGGTCTACAACGCATTTGTAGCTGTTATCAGTGTGTCCCATCTTTGCCGGTGCCACTTTACCGAAAGCCGGCTTTCTCGCAACATTATCTCTTGCAAGGTCGCCTTTCAGAAATTCATAATAAAATCCGGTAGAAAAATCCACCGGACAAATCGGAAAAATACTGGTTGCAACATGGTCTTTCGGGTCGGCAAAATAAGCCATGCTCATGTTTGTTAAATAGCGGTTAGGTTTCCAACCCTTATTTATTCTCGCAAGAATCGCCGCATTTCCGTTTACTTCTCTTGTGTTACCCATCGTTTATAGTCCTCCTCTTTCTTACTCTTTCGGTTTGTAGCCAGCCTTAATAAGCTGAACCTTTACCACGCTACCTGCTTCTGTTGCTGCACTAAGGGCAACTGCTGTAATAAAATTACCTGCCGCCGCTTTTACTGCCTTTCCCTCTGCATTGGTTGTAAGCTCATCTCCAACCGCAACTGCCTCTCCGGCAATCCACTTTCCGATGTCCTTTACCTGGATGTCTACATCATCACCGGCCTTTACTTTCTCATCATTCGTAAACAGTGATAAGCCGATAACATTTGCACCGGCTGTCGGCTTTTCAGCCTTACCATTCTTGATTGCCAGGGCAATTCCCTGTGCGCCCTCAATGTCTTTTCCAGCCTCTAACACGATAGTCGGGCTTTCATTGATGCTTGTGCCAAAATAATCTGCCATGTCTTACTCCTCCTTTTCACATTCTGCTGCAAGTTCCGGGTCATTCTGGAATACTTCATCAAGTGCCTGTGCCTTTGTCACATTCTTTGACTTCATAACCTCTGCCGCCTGGGTTTCTGCCTTTAACCATGCTGCGCCATCTGTTGTGCCAGCTCCACCGGATTTACCAATTTCAGTAAAAGCACCGGATTTCTCAACGGCCGCAACTGCACCATCGAGTACAGCAATCATATCTGTGTATGCTGTGCCTCCTGCAGCTTTCAGGTTTTTGAGCACCGGCACAAGCTCCTCTTTCTTCTTTCCGATGATTTCATACTTTTTGGCAACGCCTTCAAGCTCACGCTCCTCTGTTGCCTCTCTGAACTTCTTTAAGTTCTCAAGCTCTGCTCTTACTGCCGGATGCATACCCTTGTAGATATCCTCTCCGCCATCTGTTCCCTGTGCAGGTGTATTGGCCTTGCCAACTCCTGTTGCCGGTGTAGGGTCTGTATTCTGCGCCGGTGGTGTTACTCCCTCTGCTCCCGCGCCCTCCTCTTCACCGTAACGTTTTTCAATGGACTGTAAAAAAGCCAGTTCCGCAGGTGTAAGTTTACTCTTGTCAATCTTCATTTCTTCTGCTCCTTTCGCATCGTTCTGTTTTTTGTTCTGGTCCTTTTTCTTAGGGTCTTCGGCTCCAGGTTCCTCCTGTGCCTTTTCTGCCTTTTCGATGGTATCATCCAATCTGTTGCGGATGGATTTCATCATCGCCAAGTCTGATGCAGTAACCTCCTCTTTCTTCACAATGTTTGTTGCCTTTCCGCTGGACCACTGTGAGATTGCTTCTTTCGTAAACTCACTAAACTCGTCAAGGCTTTCCTGCATTGCGGTTGCTGCGCTGGTTCCATCCATGTCCTCATCATTCAGGATAGAACACAGAGAAGATTGAAGAGCGTAACAGATATCCCAGATTTCATCTGCAATCTTTCGGTTTTTGACTTCGGCTATTCTTTCTCCGAAGCTCTCCGAACTCTTCTGAATATCATCTATCACGCTTTCCAGCTCCGATGTATCCGTCTCGCTCCCTGCGGCCTTTGTGATTGCCGTAATCAAACGTTTCCAGATATTCGGTTTCTTCTCTGCTCCCTCGTCATGTGGTGGCTCCACTCCGTCTTTGCTCTTAAACAATCGGATGTGTGCCTCTGGATTGGCTCCATCGTCCACAAAATCAACTTTTGTGATTTTGAGGTTTTTCAATTTTGTTGCCATTGCTCTGCTCCTTTCTTAAAGATTCTTTATAATGCAAGAAAAACACCCTTTCGGATGTTTCCCTGTATTACCGTTATTATTTTTCATCGAAATATTTTCTTGTGACTGCACTTAGGGATATTAAAACCATCCCAACAGCCACACCGGAAAGAAAAATCCCTATTCCTGCAAGTATTGTCATTCTTCCTCAACCTCCACTCGCTCTGCTTCTCCCTCAATGGAGAACATCGGGTATTCGCCGCTCTTGACCTTTTCCCAGACATCCTCATCAAGCACCTTGAATCCTATCCACCATCCGACAGGTAACGTGCCCTCCGGGATTCCCATTGCTTTCATCTTCTCTTCGGTAAATACCACTGATTCGATAAGGACTGCGGCTCCGCCTCTTTCGTGCATCTCTCCGCCCTCACGGTACAGCTCTGCGAACTTGTAGGCAGCACTTTCAAGTTCCTCTGGTTCGATGATGTCCTCCTGGTAATCTTCTATCAGTTCCCCATCAGCGGTAATGGATACGTTCGCCCATCCAAACGCAAGCATCTTATCATCATCGGATTTTGCAATCTTGAACCGTCCTTTCTGAACTGCCGGTCTTTTCTTCTTTCCGGCTCCATCTTCCGTTGATTTCTTTATCAACTCTGAAAACTTCTGCATGATTCCTCGCCTCCTCTACTTTTTATTTTTATCAGGTGTGACCTCTATGTACTCAATAGCACACGCACATCTCGGATGCGCTGGTGGTGTAAGGTCGGTTGTAACTTTGGTTCCTATTCCCTTGAAAGAAAATTCCTCATCCATGCCAATTTCTACGCCCTCCAAAGAGCTGCACAAAGAACACACCATATCATCGCCTGATGTGCTCCACCTCTTTACGACCTCGCCTATAAGTTTCTGTTCCTGCGCTTGTCTCACGCTCTCATCAGCTCCCTTGTTATAAGCGTATGCCATTTCTGTTTGTGCAATATTGTCTGCCCTCTGCCGGTGCTGGCGTTCCGCATACTTTGTTGCGGCTGCCCTGGCTTTCTTCTGGATGCTTTCTGCTTTCATTCTCGGATGCTGTTCTCTCAAGGTCTTGACCATATTTTCATAGTATTTGATATTTGCTTTCGCCTGTGGCTTCGTCAGTCCAATGCATGGGCGAATCATCTTCGCCAGCTCATCAACCGAATGTCTTTCCCGGACTGTCTTTTCCAGGAATACCTTGATTGCCTCTTTCTGCGTATCGGTGCATTGCGTCACAAGCTCTGCTCCTCTTTCCTGTATCCATCCAATAACCTGCTTCGTCGAGAAAATGTAATCCGTATCTGCAAGAGCCTGGATTATCGGCTGACTGGTGGAACCGGCTACGATTGCATTTTGCCACATACCGTTGAGCTTTCCCTGTACCAGTAATGAGTAGTCCTGCATCCATTCATCTGCTGTCTTTTCGTCCAGTTCTCCATCAAGCACCGCCTGTCTTAATTCCTGGTATGTGATGGCATTGGATTGGTCTTTCCAGAATCCGCATAACAATTCAACCGGCTCTGTACTGGCTGATTTTAGGTAATCCTCCAACTTTTTCAGGATTTCCGCACCGTTACCGGCTCTGGCTTTTCTGAATCTCTTTCCAGGTCTTATCAGTATCGCCATGATTAGTACCTCCCTAGCCTCCGTTTAGCCGCTTCGGTTACATCGCCCGGTATTTCTCCATCGCCATCCTTTGGCGGTTTCCCTGCCGCTGTTACGCTTTCTGGCGGTTGGTTCTGCGTCTGCTGTTCCTCTCTTACCTCATCAGGTGTTCTTGTGTCTGTGGTTCTCTCCGGCAAATGTCCCACCTGTCTGATGTAATCCTCTAAGCCATCATCAGGAACCAGTACACCGATACCAGTCATATCCTTGATGAATGTTGATACCTTAGCAATGTCCGCATCCTCAATATCTCCATGTGTCATTTTGGGATAATCCGTGATGCCCTTGAAATGGTCTCCGTTAATATCAATCAATGCCGGGATTCCCTGGCTGTTGAATGTCTCGCAAATAATATCAAGGAATGCTCCACACGCCATTGAAAACAGCTCTGTTTTGTCGGAACTCAACGCCCAACTGCCGTTTTGCTCATGTCCCAAAAATATAAAATCCGCCAGTACCGTCATTGCAATACGGTTATCATAGCGGTTGATGATTGCATTTGTATCAAATTGTCGGCTGCCTCCGGTGCTCAACAGTTCCAGCTTATACCCATCTGGAAGAACAACGCCCTCCATTTCATCCCTGCGGATATTGCGTACCTGCGTCTGTAACCCATTCAGGATTGTTTGCGCCTGTTCATCGTCAGGATTCCATATATCCAAGTCTGCCGGTGCATACATTACCGGAAGCCCTGCAAGGTCACGTTCAATGCCTATGCCCTCAACCTCCTGTATTCTTCTCTTAAAATACCAGGAACGGTACGCATTACGCAAAATAGACCTGCCCTCCGGGTTGTCCTTTCGGCTCTTGGTTCGGAAAAGCAATGCCTTGTCAATCGGTATCGTATACAGGTTATATGACGGTGGCGGCATCTGCGTCATGCCTAACAGGTTATCCTCATCGTCATACTCCCACTGGTAAAGGGTTTCCTGCGCTCGTATCGGAAGTTTCTTCCATCCAATAAGCCCATCAGCGTATTTGCTTCGTGTTCTGCTGTCCTTTGTCCTCCCCATTCTTCGTTTGTACACAATTTCGTGATAGCTCCATCCGAATGTGAGGAATGACAGGATTTCTGATATGGTATCAATCCAAGTGCTCTGCATATCATTCATGCAGCTTTCTACAAACTCTGCTGCATCAATATCCGCCTGGCTATCTCCTCCTGGTTCCACATTCCAATCGGTTTGTCGAACCAACATTTCGATAGCAAAAAGGATAGTGCCTACAACATCGTCGTTTTCAGACATTTCTCTGTAAGCCTCTATCCCTCGTTTGCCCCTAAGCTCATGCAGGAACTCTTCGTAAATAACTCCACCATATCGTCTTTGTCCTATTCGTCCAATTTCTTTGTTATCGGCCATCTTTACCACCTCACTTTCGCCAGTAACTTTCTTTGTTAAGTCCTCCATCTTCTGGAGGTGCGGAATATGTATTTCCGCTTTCAATCTCTATAAATGCCGAACTGCTTGCATCCACCATATCTTTGAATTTACTTTCTGGAAAACTCTCAAGCTGGTTGAAATACATCTCATTCCAGGGAGCTATCAGCACATCAACATTGCCTTTGTCCATTCCCTCAAGCCCTAACCACTGTGCTGAAAATGGTTCTGCTCTCGTAACCTTGTCCCCGGATTCAGGAATGCACTTGACTGTAAAACCGGCTAAGAGTTTTAAGAAGCTCTGCGCCTGGTCTTTTCCTGCCTGCCCTGGGTCTTGCGGAAGTCTTGTTGCGACTCTCTTATGCTTCGCCTTGTCAGTTATGCAGGTCTGTTTTATAATCTCTCGCACATCTGCCGAGCTTAGCCGCTTATTGATAACATCTGCTACGATATATCGTCCGTTCTTCCTCTTGCCAATGAGAACACCGGCTGTATATGCCGGGTCGCCTTTTTCATCCTCTGATGTGGCTGCAAGGTCCCAACCTCTCGCCCACTTGATAACGTCTGTTGGTATCTCTTCCAGCATATTTGCCTTTGTACGGCGGAACATCAAGCCTGCGGCTGCCTTAATCTTCCAGTTTCCCCGGAGAAGTCTTTCTCTCTCAACCTCCGTCAAGGCTAGCAGGTTCGCTTTGTATCCTGGGTTTTCTTTCATCAGAATTTTGTTATCATCCAACGTGGACATAATGAATGTAACAGATTTCGGCATTGTTTCTGCCTCTTCCTCGCCTATATTGGCATCAAGGGCAATCTGTACAGCCTCTTTCCTTGTGGCAGCCCACATAACAGTTTCGTTGATGCGGACGAACCACCTCTTCTTGCCGGAGCGTTCTTTTATCGGATAGCCGGTGTCCTGGTCTATCCACCATGAAATAAAATCAGCAACCCACGAATCCGCATCTGGATTGCAAGTTGCTCTCATGTATGGTTTTACTCCGCAAACACTTCGGTTTCGGGATAGCATATAAAAAAACTGTTTCTCGGAAAAATGGGTAAGCTCGTCAAACCCTATCATGGTTATCTGCGAACCTTGCCATTTCTGTAAATCATCATCCCGGTTGATATAGTCAAATGCGACTGTCATACCGTTTCTGAATTTCCACATTCCTGCGCTGTATCTTCCATCGGCTCCCTTTATATCTCCATATACGTCATTGCTCGTATCCCACAAGCCGCCCTGGTTGAATATCTGCTTATATTCGTGTCGGAATATTACAGCACCAAACCTTTTGTTGTTCTTGTACCTCAAAGGCTCAATCAGCAATCCGTATGACTTTCCGCCTCCTGCGGCTCCTCCGTAAATAGCAATATCTGCTGTTGTTGAAAGGAATTTCTCTTGCGGTCCTTTCTGTGGCCGTATGACTTTGATGTTACTCATCGTCCTCGTCCTCCTTTTCTGGCAGATATATTTCAACTGGCGTGCCGCCGGTCATGCCTCCATCCTCTTCGGCTTTCTTCGCCTCTCTGTCCTGTTTCTTCCGGTATGCAAATTCTTTTTCTTGTAGCTGTTGTGCCGGATTCTGCCCTGCGGTATCTCTTAGGAACTTCGCAGCATTTACATTTCCATTTGCCGCCTGCACCAGCATTGCCGCCATCACTCCCATACTGTAGTCCATATCCTCTTCGTCAATTCCTAAAGCTGTGAGCGTGGCTTTCATGGTAGATTGCTTATTCGATACCGGCATATTCAGCAGCATTTCGGCTGCCTTTCGCATATCCCTTTTTTTGCGCCTCGCTGCCCCGGATGCTTTACCTCCTGCTGTAGCAATTTTTCTTTGCTCGCTCTTTGTTCGGCGGTTCATAGGTATCAGATTTTCGTCATTTGCCAATGCCACCACCTCGCTTCGTTCTCAACTCCGATAAAATTAAATAAAGCAAGCGTCCTTTCTCGCCTGCTCCATCTTTTTGACCTCCAGATTAGGGGCTGTCATTCTGCAAGGTATGTCGCACATTGACATATCCGTTACCGCCGCCATTTTCTTTGCCAGAATATCTTCGTCCATGATATGACCTATAATCTGATACGGCTTATGACAACAGTACATGACTTCGCCTTTTTCATTTAAAGCCATCTGCGCCCAGCTTGCGGTGCATCTCTCTTCCTGCCTGTCGAGTAATCCCCATTTGAAATTGAGCGTCACTCTCTCATCATCCATCGCCATATCCGATACGATTTTCTTTATTTCCTCCGCATCTCTCTTTTTCCTCTCATCCCTGTAATAACTTCCTGCGGTGCTTTCCACTGGTCTGAAAACCATGTAGTCAACGTCCAGGTCCTTATTTGCATCGTAAAATCTCTTTACGTCCTCCGGCTCTTTTACAAGCTGTTGGATTCCAAGAGATGTGCCCGGACTGTTTTCTTTTTTCCATGCCGCATACGCTTTTATGTTCTCCCGGACTTTTTCATATGCCGCCACGCCTCGCAACTGTTCGTAGCTTTCATTGTTGTACGCATCCAGGGACACTTTCAGATAATTTGGTTTTACCTTTACCAGCTTATTGAAATTCGTATTCATCCCCCACCGGAAATTGTTCTCGGTAAGCCATCCTGCAATCTTTTCAAAATCAGGATTGATGGTCGGCTCTCCTCCACCGGTCAGTATGAATCCCTGTACGCCCATAGCTGCCAGTCTTTTTGCATATATGATAAAATCCTCATATCTCATTGCCTGCGCCCCTGCATCCAGCTCCCACCGTCCGTAGGTGCAATATGGACATCTGTTGTTGCAATAATTTGTGAGGAATATATCTGCTGTTATGGGTTTCTTTTCCCCTGCAATCCTGTCTATGTGGCTTAACATCTTTTCGCCGGTTATGTTTTTCTCCATTTTCAGGTATCCTCCTTTCTCTCTTTCCTCCACTTTTCGTTCAGGATTTTCGGGGCTGTGTGTTCCCAGTTTATCCTGTGGTGTATCCTCTTGTGCGTGGTGTACATCATACTGACTTTCACAGCACTCGGCATACTCATAATCGCATAAAAGGTTTTCAGGTACGTGCCGCCCTCCTTATACGCATCTGTCATTCCTCCCGACAGGCTTTGGGTTGGCAACTGTACCACACAATATTGTGTATTTGAAAAGAACAGGTGTCCCCGGCTGCTCAATGTTGTATATGTCACAACATCTTCGTTCATGGTTCCCCTGTACTCTATTGGCGTATCTGTCTTGCAAAAGAAACTGTTCATCGCCTTTCGCAATAATCCTTTGTGGAAGTTTCCTCCGTCTACTCCTCCGACGAAATCCCCTCCCTGGCAAAATGCCACTGTATCAGCTCCCGACACCTCCAGGAACTGAATCATATCTTCAAACACTCTGTCAAAATCATGCGATGGCTTATATTTCAGCTTTCCATCTTCCTCGTACCGGTAATCAATGCTTTTGTAATCATCATCCAGCATCAGGAAGTATTTCAGCCCCAGTTCTTCCGCAATCCTCCAACATTCATTGCGAGCATAAATGATTGCCCTGTGGTCATTGAAATTATCCATCGTATCTGCCCGGTCATATGCTGCCTGCTTATCAAATATAATCACTCGGTCTGCCCCGAAGTTCTTTTTATATTCTTCCGCCTGCTCGTCCTCATCATCTATGATGAAATATATCTTGCCGGTATATCCTGCCTTTTTAATTGCAGGAACCGTAACCACATTATCAGCTCGCCCATGTGTCAGTATGAAAACTGCGAAATCATTCCTCATCAGCTTCGCCCTCCATAATGTCTGTGATGTCAGTTGCCAACTGCACATATCCGTTTGCTATGGCATCGTTCACATCAATTATCACGAGTGCGGACTTTTCAAACAATTTCTGCACTTCCGGTTCTGCGTGTGCGTAATACTCTGCGATGTCCCGGTAATTAAATACATTGTGCCTGCGTGCTGCCTGTATCAGGAACTCCCTTACTTCCTCCGGGATGTCTGCGGCTTCAACTTCCTGTATCAGCTCATCCGCCTTGCTGCTATCCAGCATATCAGATATTTCCGGGCACTCTCCTGTAATCTCATACTGCGGTATTTTCACTTTCAGAGTGTACTTATCGTCCTGCATCTCCTCTCCCAGTTCATCCTCTCCAACGGAAAATCCGAACTGGCTCATATCAATGTTTATGATTCCCTGCATTTCTTTTCCCAGTAAATCCTCGTCCCATTCTGCCAGCTCTGCGGTTTTATTGTCTGCCAGCCGGAACGCCTTAATCTGCTCGTCCGATAAATCATCTGCACTGATACATGGTATGTCTGTGATTCCCAGCTTCTTTGCCGCTTTATATCGGGTGTGTCCTGCGACAATCACTCCATCTTTGTCGATGATAACTGGATTTTTGAATCCAAACTGCTGAATAGATGCTGCTACTGCATCCACCGCCATATCATTATGTCTTGGGTTATTCTCATACGGTTTCAGTTCTCCAATCTTCCGCATGACAATTTCAATGCTGCTGTTCATTTATTGCCTCGCTCCTTTCATCTTCTCGGCTCCTGCGTCTGTTCATCCTCTGTGCTCCTCATTCCGGGCAAAACAAAAAGCCATACCGTTTTCAGATATGACTTTTCATGTTACTGATATTTAATTTTAGGAGCGTGGCAGG